GAGCATTATTTGTTTTCGGAATTACATTCCGGCAAACCGGTAATACTGGTTAGCAGTGATAATATTCCGGCCAGCATGGATGTGGAAATTACTAATTTCGTGTCTATCTGCCCAAGTACAGTTACGGTTCCAATTGTTGCTATGGCGGTCTGCGCGACAGTCTTTATTGCCCTAATACCGGCACATTTAGCCCATTTTTTCCAATCTTTTGCTTTCATGTTACCATCCTTTCTTTTCAGGGGTGATTAAGCCGTTTATCATTAGAGCGATTCGATTATTATCCATACAGTTCAGCAATTCGTGATACGCCTACGTAAATTTCGGAAATTTTATACCATGTAGTATAATCGACTGTTCCGGTCTGTGGCAGTCCGAATACTTTCTGGAATGTACGGACTGATTCTGCAGTTGCAGGTCCGTAAATCCCGTCAGCAGTAATTTTCGGAATAGCAGGATAAGCACCTGCTATGACATTTAATTGTTCCTGCATCTGCAAAACTTTATTGCCGGAAGAACCAATTTCCAGAGTATAGCCAGGCCAGGAGGATGGGATGCCGGAGATGGCTTCGGCGGTGTTAATGTACATGTCGTCACCGTAGTAGTAACGGAGAATTTCGATAGGGGAATAGCCCTGGTCGCCTAAGGATTTGGATCCCCATTGGGTCAACCAAATTGTCATAACCTATAAAGTACCCGCAAACCCTTGATTTTACTGGGGTTGCGGGCATTTTACCTGTATAAGAAAAAGTAGATTTTGAGAGAATCGTTCTTGCGATCGTAGATAATCTTGTCGATGATCTGCTTCAGGGCTTCGTTCTTTTGAATGTATGTATAATTGTTGGAGATGAGAATATCATACACACTCCGGACCTTCTGAAGCATAGCATCTGCCGGATCCTGATCGGATTTATGAGCTGCCGTTTTCAATTCCTTTAATTGTTGTTCTAAGGATTCACGTTCTTTCTGAATGATAGCTTTATTCGCTTTATATTCTTCCAGTGTATCAATCCCTTCCCGGTAGGAGGCTTTTATTCGTTCCTCTTTGCCGGTTAAACTTTTCAATTGTTCTGTTATAGCCTTGCGCTCATCAAACTGCTCTGTGGGTTGATATTCACGCAATTCATAGACAATATCTTTGGTATCCAATACTTCTTTGATACTGGCCAGAACTTCCTTTTCAAGAACCAGTGAGCTGATGCCGTTCGGTTTTTTGCATTTTCCTTTGCTATATCCGTAGCAGGAGAAGTAAGAATATTTTTCCCCATTGACTCGTTTCATAGTGGTTGAGGTTAAGGTGCGTCCGCAATCCGGGCATTTCAGCAGTCCGGAAAGCCAATGCTTATAAGTGGAAGAGGGGCGCTTGCCGACCGGCTTGTAGGTGGCCTTAAATCGTTTCTGCGCCGATTCAAACAATTCCTTTGATATGATAGCCGGCTGTTGCCCTTCTGTAACAATCCATTCGTCCTTATCCTTGATACGATTGGTGCTGTTCTCTGTCCGGTTCCACCGGATCATGCCACAATAGGAAGGATTCTGGACGATGTATTCGACAGATCTTCGCTCAAATGGCTTTCCGTGCGAAGTCTTGAGTCCTAAAGAATTTAGGTATCTGGTAATGTCGAAGAAGCTCATACCTTCATTTGTGTATTTTTCGAATATAGTCCGAACAATCTTTGCTTCTTCCGGAACAATCACCGGCGGCTTGCCATGCTCCACAACCTTGTAGCCAAGCGGCGGACGTGCCTGGTATGCTCCGCGGAGTGCATTTTCTTTCATACCTCGATACACTTCGCCAGATAACCGGATAGAGTAGTATTCGTCCATCCATTCGATGATACGCTCGATCAGGCTGCCAAAAGGATTGTCGGAGAGTGGCTCGGACACACTCACGACATCTACATTGTGTTGTTTCTTTAGCAGAGATTTGTATACTATACTTTCTTCCTGATTCCGGGCGAACCTGGAAAACTTCCATACCAGGATCTGATCAACCGGATGATCATCACCTTTGGCCAGTCCGATCATCTCCTGGAAGCCGGGACGCTTATTGGCTTTTCTTCCGGAGATACCTAGGTCCGTGAATATCTTCAGGATTACAATATTGTTCTTGGCTGCATAGTCCCGGAGGAGGTGCTCCTGGGAGTCCGGGGAAATTTCTTCTTGATCGTGAGTGGATACCCGGATGTAGCCGTATGCATATTTTACGCTCATTGTATCACCTTCCTGTAATTATATGTGCGACGTCGCACAAAAATGGGTACAAAAATAACACCTATGCAGGTGCCGGGGAAATGTGATATAATACTCTTGTTCACGGAATGTTATATCGTGCCTTGGCACTGTATAGTATTCAATAGATCCGCCTCTGTTGTCAGCAGGGGCGTTTCTTTTTTTATTTCAGCAGATCTGCAATACAAATCTTAAGATCACCATAAATCGTAACAGTAACTTCATCGTCAAAGGAATATTGAGTAGAATCCTCTGTTCCTTCGAAAGAGTACACCTGTATGGTCTGTTTCAGCGGATTTACGATCCAGTATTCACGAACACCGGCAGTGCGGTATTTGAACAGCTTTGTCAGGTAATCCATGCGCTGACTGCTCGGTGAGACAATTTCGATGATAAAATCGGGAGCACCGTTGCATCCTTTGTCATTGATCTTTGATGGATCACAAATTACAGAGATGTCAGGCTCCACGTAATTGTAATCATCCTGATTCAAGAAAACTGCAAACGGAGCAGGTAGAACCTCGCAAGGACCGCCCTTTGATTTGATGTAATTCCTCAATGTGGAAGAAAGTTCCATTACAAGTCGTTGGTGCTGGTAGCTTGGCGGTGCCATATCATAGATCTGTCCGTCAATGAGTTCTGCACGTTTTCCTTCCGGAAGAGCATAGATATCTTCGATGGTATAATGGTCATCTTTTAATAATGGCATGTGATCACGTCCTTTCGTAGAGTATAGTTATTTTTAATGATTTTTCTTATTGTTGCATACAGAAATATCGGATATAATACAGAAAAGGAGGTAGTGCTATGAAAAAACAATTTCTTAAAATTATAGATTTTTTGATCTTTATTTTTTCTTTTTTACTTCTTTTAAGTACTTACTTTAAATTACTATCGATTACTTTTTCTAATAATGAAGATAATTTTATTGTGTTGCTTTGGATAGTGGGCATTTGTC